TTAAACTGTCCTACTCATCGTACACTCTACACTCAAATGCATCAGGATGGTTATCACAGTATATTTCTAGGTTCTTATCTGTATGTCTAGTGTGATAGTCATTAATAGCACCATCATTGCTATTAACTTCCTCACCTTCGTGATACTTATCGTAGTATGAATGTGCAGTCTTTAAATCTTCTTCACTGTATTCCAACATTCCATGATTTATATGCTCTTTATGATCTTTGGGATCAAGATATACTTCGTGATCTAAATCGTGTTTAATTTCAGACATTTACTGCCTCCTTTAGGGGTTCCATTTTAAGAAACTGTTCGTTCATATTATAATATAATTTATAATGTCTTGTGGTAAGATAGTATCCTTTTATTTCGCTTCCATCACAATACCAACCATAACCATGCACACTTTCATCAACACCATCTATACGCAATTTCTTCTGACCATTTAAGTAAGAATGATATCTCTCGTCTAAGTTAATCATAGTCCCCGATGTATGTGTTGGTATTATAACATTAGTTATATGAATTATCTATAAATTTTATACTGTCTTTATAGTCAATTTACACTTCTTAATCTTTTGGTTTTGGCAACCAAAATCCATCTTCACTCATTATATATCCAGCATCAATCATTTGCTGATATGAAGGTTTGTCTTCTACATCATGTAATGCTGTTGAATCTAACTTAAACTTGCTTAAATCTATCTCATCAGTAGGTTCATCATCCCACATCATACTCAACTGCTCTCTAGTTTCTGCTACACTATCATCAGTTACAGTATCAAGATAAGGACGATTTGCTAACAGTTCAAATAGTTCTTTACCATCTCTATAACATGCCTTATGATACCTAACATTCTTCTTAACTACACTCACAATAGTATCATAAATCTCTTCTGGAGTTGCTCCTGATTCCATAGCGTCACCTATCCAAACCTCTAGTTCTGAGAGTGAATAGTTCTTTGCTTTTTCAGACTCGCTCGGCATGATCGTATTTGATTGCTTGTTCTATGATAACCTGTATCTCTTCAGAAGTCAAGTCATTTAGAAACTCCCATTGAGGATCTTTTTTATCCCACTCTACAGTAAATGAACCATCATTATTCTGTTTGATTGCTAGACTGTCGTTCTTCATGTTTAATCCGTTTTTTAACCATTTTAGCATAATAAACTTCCTGTTCAGTGTACCAATCTGGGTGTTTCTTTGCTCGTTTAATAATTTTCTTTGCTGCCTTCTTGTCCTTCATGTATGTTGTATGATATGATGTATAACATACTATTTATTCAGGCACATCCATCTTCTTGACTGTACCTGATACTGAAGGACTAGACTTGATCTTCTTAACTTTGAACTTAAGTTTCTCCTCATGTTGTTGCAATTGATGCTTAACATCAATCATTTCATCCTGTAGTCTGTTAAGTTTCTCATTAATGCCCTGTATATGCTCCTCAACCATATACTGTTCACCAGTGTAAGGATCTTTGACTCTAATTTCAAACTTATCTTCTGGTGTTAATCTGTCATGGTATGGGTACAACCAATCCTCAATTTCAGCAACAAACCACCAAACAATCTCATGTATATTAAACATGAAACGTTTAATCTTTCTCACTGCTCTTAACATACTTTCTAGGTACACTGGTATTGGTTACATGTAAAGTTGGAACTTTAATGCTATTCACCAACTCCGTAGATACCTCTAATCTTCTTAGTGCATCTACGAACTCAGGTGTTTCTTCCCAACTCCACTCTTGATTGTGTTGAGGATTCTTCTTAGTAATTGTGTGTGTTCTAAGTGTCATAGTGTAATCCACCTCTCATTTTCTAGTGTCCATTGTGTTACTTCTGCTATTCTTTCTCTAGCAGACTTAGCAGGTTCCCAACCTAGTTCTTTCATCTTATTACCATCTAATGCATAACGTAAGTCATGTCCAGGTCTTGATGAATGAAAGTCAACCATTTCATACTTGAGTTCTTTACCCTGAGCATCAGCAATTATCTGTGCTAATTCTAAGTTATCAAGGTCTTCTGAACCAACAAAGTTAAACTTAGGACACTTAGCATTACCCCATGTAGGTTCAAAGTCACCCTTATGATGTAATAAAAATAGAACAGCAGATGCTACATCTTCAGCATGAATGTAATGCCTACTACCTGCAACTGTCTTAGATTTATCACTATGAACTGTTACAGTTTCACCATCCCTGATCTTCTTAATACACATAGGAATGTACTTCTCTGGGTGTTGTCTAGCACCAAATACATTCATAGTATGTGTACAATAGATAGGCAAATCATAAGTATTTTGATATGCTACTGCTAACTCTTCTCCACCTGCTTTAGTAGCAGAATATGGATTGGTAGAGTTATATCTATCGTTCTCTTTATACTTGATAGGATGAGGTGCAGGACCAAATACTTCATCAGTTCCAAAGTATATGAACCTCTCAAGATTGTCCTTCTGAAGTCTAGCAAAGTCTAGGATGTTGCATGTTCCAACAACATTATCCATCACGAATTCGATTGGATAATCTATACTTCTATCTACATGACTTCCTGCTGCTAAGTGTAGAATATAATCTACATCACCAATCTCACTACAAATTAGTGGGTTCAATGCTGCCTTTAGATCGTGATATACTATCCTAACTCTCTTTCTAGTCTCAGGATCAAACTCCTGCATAATATCATTCAAACGATTAAGATTACCACTGTAATCTAATCTATCAAGACTAACAATTTCCCAGTCAGTTGTTCTTAAGATCTTTGCAATTAAATGGTGTGCTATAAATCCAGCACCACCAGTAACTAAAACTCTTTTGGTCATTTAGATTTCTCCGTTACATCGTATTCTATCACAATCTTTTTAGATTGTCTACCCATGCTACTCCATGTGGTATATTGGGTCCAATCACCAGCAAGTAATTTCTCCATTACTTTCTTATCTAACCCTGCCATTGTGACACAGTTATCAACAGATTTACGAACAGATTCTAATCCATCAGGATACCTCTTGATCTTAAATCCATGCTTATCTAACTCATTGCCATCCTCATCATACTTTTTACCATCTGCCTCTAAGTGAGCAAGATCTTGCTTCTTAGATGGGTTAGTATAACTATGTTTTGGTGATGCTGCTTCAGAAAATCCACTCATCCTCTAATTGCTCCTATAATAAGTTTAATAAATGACCACAGACTGCTGCCCTTTAGTTCATCAAACATATACATGTTTAACCTAAAGGCAAAGTTTGCCTCTGTGATGATAGCATTTGCTTGTGATTGGTTGATTGGTAGATGATTTAACATACTACGATAACCATCCTTAAATACTCTCTTGTCACCAATTCCTTCAAAATCGTAGAAGTGTAAACCCTCACCATTTCTTAGATTTAATGACTTTTGTGCGATGCCTCTAAGTATTTGTCCACCTGACAAATCACCCATGTATCTAGTATAATGATGACCTATTAATAATTCTGGATCATCTTCAGATACTTCACGTATTCTATTTACATAGCGTTGACATTGTTCTGTTGGTGTTATAATACTCCTCCAAATTGGTCCATAGAAGTATCTTAAATCCCTTTCAAGTTGATTGGTTCTACTTAATAGTTTAGTGTGTACTTCACTCAATACAGGGTCATCAGAGTGCTTATCAAACTCAGTCTCCATTGCACGATAGATGAAATAGAAGTTAGCAACCAATTGCTTATAACTTTCTTCACTAACAACACCCTTTAAGAATGATCTAACAAACTTAGTATTTTCTGCTGTTGTATGTGATTTCTTTGTCTCTGTCTTTAGTTGTAATGCAAAATCTGCTACTGTCATTTTATTCTCCTTGGTACTTGAATTGTCCATGCTGGTGATACTAAATCAACCATTTCAAACTGTTTCCTATTCTTTTCAATCTCATTTAACCATGCCTCACGTCCTTGTTCTGGTGCTATTTCACCATAATGTGTCTCTAACTTATCAAGATGATTTAGTATAGCATTATCTATCATACCATACATTGTATCCCAAGTTAAACATCTTCTTAAGTATGATGCCACTTCATCAACTGCATCATCACTCAACTCTTCTTCTAAGAATGATGCTCTAATAGATACAAGTTCATTTAGGTTAAAACTAACCCAGTTATCATTCTGAATACTCATTGGTTTATTAATTATCCCCAGATAGTATAATACCCCTGACTGAATAAGTCAAGGGTATCGTTTACGTGAATAGATTTACTTTAAGGTGGATGTTGATATTTAATCATTTGTTTGTTAAAATTAAACGTGTACTCGTTTTAAACTAAAACCTCCTTACATATACGCTTACAAACATGTTGGTCGTCTTCACAGTCTATCAGACACTCGTAGTATTCGTCGATTTTATCCTCATGTGGATCTTCCATATGTTTAGTTCCAGCAAGTTGATTAAAAGAAATTAAGTTGTGCATGATTGCCTCCAAATATTAGTACAATAACAAAGACCTTTAGTTCATCCTGTTTCCTCAATTCTACCATTATTTATAGTAATAGTGTCTGTATTTGCTGATACATTTTAACAAATATTAATGCCTAGGTGTTAGTACTTAGTACATAATCTTCCCACTCTTTTATATGTTCTTCTGACCAATCTTCCCTATAGTGTGGACCTAATGCTCCACTTAATAAAGTAACACTAATACCATTAATTGCTTTAACAGGTGGTAGATTATTCTTATCTCCTGCCTTTTCAGGTCTAGCAAGATGAGGATTCTTCATTGACTTAGCAATTCCTATAACTTCCTCTCTTATCTCCATCAATTCATGGTAACATTTCTGATTATGAGAACACCCACGTAAATGATGATCTGCTTTGTATAATGATTCTAAAAATAGTGCCTTACCACGTTCCCACTTTTCAGACTTAGTTTCCTTTTCTTCAATTGAGTTCTGGTCTTTCATTTAGTTTTCTTTTTTTCCTTAAGTATGTAGGACTTAGCGAACTCAAAATTCTTTGAAGTATGAATATGTTCACCGTTATGAATTATAGCAAATTGTTTACTATTCATCAAGGGGACTGCTGCCCAATCCCCTTCCTTAGTTACATAACCACGCTTCTCTTGAATTGCCTTCTTATAGAAGGTTTGGTAGTTAGAACTTGGCATTAACACTCACCACTCTAGCAGTAGGATTACGTGCCATTGCAGTCTGTTTAGCATCTTGATAGTTTACTGCTTCAACTATCTCAGAGAACACCTTACCACCGACATAAAGTTTGACTTCGATTTTCATGGGATCTCCCTTGGTATGCTTATATTATATAAGATCTAAGATGTTTACGGTGGATTCTTGTGCCACTTCCTGAACTGGTTTATATTCTACAACTCTCTGCTGAATTAGATTACCATAGTCTTCATGCAGTTCACATCCTATGTAATCCCTACCTAATGACTTGGCAACCATCGCAGTCGTGCCTGACCCCATAAAAGGATCTAATACACAGTCACCCTCCTCACTACCTGCCTTGATAC